AGCAGATGATGACGCAGGGCGCTGCGGGCACCATCATGGGCTACCCGTACTACATCAGCGAGCACGTGGACGCGCTCGCCGCCGACAAGTACGTGGGCGTGTTCGGCAACTTCCGCTACTACGAGATTTACGACCGCGGCGCCACCGAGATCCTGGTGGACCCGTACAGCCTGAGCGGTAACTGGCAGGTCAAGATGACCGTGGTCCGTCGGTCGGATGCCGTCCGCACGAACGACGATGCGTTCAAGACGCTGCAGATGCAGTAATCCCTGAGGCACCCCGGAGCCCCCGGCGAGTAGTCACCCGCTCTCGCCGGGGGTTTACCTCACCATGCCAGCAGTCTCCCTTCAGACTCTCAAGAGCATGCTCCGCGTCGACTTCGACGCGGATGACGGTGTGCTCACGTTCTACCTTGAGGCTGCTGAGGCGTTCATCGAACGCCACACCCGCAGGCGCCTGACGCAGGCGGTGCGGACGGTCCGCTACATCTGGCCCGACACCAAGCTGCGACGAGCCGTGAACACGGTCTACTCCGCACTGGGCTGGCCGTGGCCCGACCACATGACGCTGCCCTTCCCGCCGTTTGACTCCATCTCGGCGGTCACATACACGGACACCGACGGCGCCACTCAGACGCTTAGCCCGAGCTTGTACGGGCTGGACCAGGCGGGCGGCCTGACTCGCATCCTGTTCCGAGGCGACCTGCCGGCCATCAGCGTGGACTACCCCGCGATCAGCGTGGCCTTCACCAGCGGCTACGCGACGGGCGCGGTCCCCAAGGACCTGCAGCTGGCGATCTGCCGGTTGGCGGGCACCTACTACATGAACCCCGAAGCGGTCTCGATGCTGAACCTGGTGCAGGTCCCGTTCGGCGTCAAGGCTGTGATCGACAACTACGCGGTGCCCTCCTTCGGCACGGAGGGGCCTGAGTGAGCCTTATCTCGGCTGGACAGCTCAGGCACCGCGTCACCGTGCTGACCCCGGCCAGCACGGTCGATGCGTATGGGGCACGCAGCACGACGCTGACGACCGGCCCCACGCTGTTTGCGGAGGTCCGCAGCACTGGAGCCAACGAGGTCGAGTACGGCGACGGCGCAGCGATGCGGACTGCGTACGAGGTGCGGTGCAGGTACACCAGCGGCATCAACGCAGGCATCGACGCCACCAGCATCCTGGACTACCGCGGCGACCGGCTGCAGGTGGAGGGCTGGACCCGCGAGCGTGAAGAAGAGGACGTGATGGTCATCCAGGCGGTGAGGGTGGCATGATCGAGCAGGCCATCTACAAGCTGCTGGCGGATGACGCTGCGGTTGGCGCCATTGCAGCTGACCGCATCAGCCCGAACCAGCGCCTGCAGGGCACGGCCTTGCCGGCGGTGGTCTACAACGTCAACGAGATCGAGCCCTTCCGCAACCTTGCCGGGTCCAGTCTGCTGACTGCTGCCCAGCTCGAGGTAACGGCGATCGCCGACACCTACGCCTCAGCCCGAACCCTCAGCGAGGCGGTGATCTCGGCACTGAGCAGTGGCGTGGGAGCGATTGCGGGCACTGGCGTCACGATTGTCGCGAGCCGCTACGTCAGCGAAGCACCAACGGACACCGGGACCGGCGAGGGTGAGGAGGACCTGCCCTACGAGGTCCAGAGCACTTACACGATTCACTACACGGAGGCATGACCCATGGCCGCTCAATCTGCCAATGCCGCGACGTTCTCCTACGGCACCGCCGTGGGTGAACTGCTCGGCATCAGCGACTTTACGATCAACCAGACCGCCATCGACACCACCAACCTGGCCACGGCTTCAAGGACGTTTATCGCCGGGAAGAACGCCACCACGTTCACCGTGGAGGTGCAGTGGTCCCACACCGATCACGCCACAGTGACCGGTGACGCCCTGGCCGGCGGCACCGCCACCGCCACGCTCGACTTTGGGGACGGGCAGGTCTCCTGCACGGCGTTCCCAACCAGCGTGGCAATCACCGCGGCGATGGACGACACCGTCAAGGCCACGATCAGCTTCCAAGCAACTGGCGTCATCACGATCACGGCATGAACCGCACCGAGCTTCTTCTTTCTCCCTCGCCCCAGCCGCTGGACCTCCCTGGAGGTCGGCGGCTGTGGGTGCGAGTGCCCACCGCAGGCGATGTCATCGAGGCGGACGGCAAGGGCCTCGGCTGGCAGCTGGTCCGCTGGTTGTGCAACGAGGACGGAAGCCCGGTCTTTCGGGAAGGCGAGGAAGACCAGGCCGAGCGGATGCCAGCTTGGATCGCCACCCGCGTGGTGGAGAAAGCGGGGCAGCTCATGCAAGCCCCTCCTGACTCCGGCCAGGCGGCAGCTGATGCACCTGGCCCGCAGGCTTGGCAAGAGTGTGGAGGAGACGGCGAGGCTGACTGCGATGGAGCTCTCACTCTGGCTGCAGTTGGATAGACCGCCAACGGTGAAGGCTCCGACGAGCATCCGCGACTTTTACGCGGCAGTGAGGAAGCGATGACGGCTCAGTTCCACTTCGACACCGGCAACCTGCGCTACGAGCTCGAGTCACTGCCTCGCAAGCTCCAGCGCAAGGTGGTAAAGCAGGTGCTGAGGCGTCCGATGAGGCAGGCGTCCTTGTACGCCTCGAGGGTGTACGCCCAGCACCGCAGCTCGCTGTTCCGCCCGCACCTGGTGGACAACTTCTTCGTCAAGGTGAAGCAGTACCGCAACGGCGTGATCTGGGCGGCAATGGGCGTGAAAGACGGCAACACGCCGAAGCACATCCCGACCGGCAAGGGGTGGCAGAAGGCGCAGTTCCTGCCCGGTTGGCGATTCCACTTCCTTGAGCGGAAGGTGACGCGGCGCAACGGCAGGGTCACACCTGGGCGGAACTACTGGAGCGTCGTCACCGCGTACACGGAGCGACTGGTCCAGCGTCAGCTCGCCAAGAGCCTCGATGAAACCCTTAAGAGCATCCGACCGAGGCAGGTGGCCTGATGGCGAAGGTCACACGACTTAACGTAGCGGTCACTGCCAACACTCGGCAGTTCGATGCCCGCATGAAGCGCATGAGCCGCCAGATCAAGGCGGTGAGGATGTCCGCGGCTGAAGGTGTCGGCGGCGCGTTCAGTGCTGCAGGCATTGGCGGCGGGTTTGGATCCGGCGCTGGCATGATTGCTCGAGGTGGCCCGCTGCTGATTGCCATCGGAGCCTTGACGGCTGCGTTGGAGTCCTCCCGCAAGACCACCGAGCAGGGACGGGCGGATCTGGTTGAGGCTGCGGCCCTGGCACTGTCTCCATCCCGCCAGATGGAGGCCCGCGTGGCTTCGCAGCTCATCAAGGGCGAGGAGGGCACGGCAGGCGATCTGGTGGGAGCCCGCCGCGGCCTGCAGGCAACCCTGAGAGACCGGAGAGCGGTCAGACGCCTGCAGCGTGACGGATTCGACGTGGACGCCTTGGACGACCTTGCAGAGACCGTGGACTTCAGCGACTTCACGGAGAAGCTCATTGCATTTAGCAAGAACCTCAGCGACGGCACGCGAGAAGTGCTGGCAGAGCAACTCGGCGGCCAGGCTGGGGAGATGTTGCTGCGTGCGGCAGGGGTCCAGGGTCAGGGCAACATCAGCAGCGCGATCGACCAAGCGGTCACCCCGGAGGCGCTAGCCAGAGCGCAGTCGATCCGCATGCAGGATGAGATTGCAGCGACGGCTCCGCAAGATCCAGGTTTCTGGGTTTCGCTATGGGATCTGATCAGCGGCCAAGCGGCAAAGACTGAGGAACAGATGGATCCTGTGCTGAAGGAACTTCAACGACAGACGGCAGTGATGAGCGGCAACCAACCGGCGGGCATCTGATGGCAATAATCTGGCACAAGCAGCTGAGGAGCATGCGGCACGACCGCGCACTGCCACCCAACGAGCAGACCGTGACCTTTGTCTATCGGTGCTGGGTGGAAGCCACCGCGGGCGAGAGCACCAACTGGAATCCGTTCACCTACGCCCTCAACGTCGAGAACGACCTCAACCTGCCCCGCAATGGGGACACGGTTGCCGACTGGGATTCCAGCCTCTCCAACACCTGGGCAGAGTATTTCCGGTTTCGCCACGTCAACTGGGTCAGCGTGGACGACGGGGTTAGCGTGTTCGATGGCACGTTCACCGCGACCTCGATGGAGATCTTCTGCCCTGAGCCGACCATGCTGCGTCAGGACCAGACGGAACGGCGCCGGGTGGAGCTCTACCGGAACGCCAACCCAACGGCAGCGTCAGACGCAGGCACGGCCATCTCGAGCACCAACTACGCGGACATCGAGGGCAAGCCGAGATTCAGGGACATCACCCAGGTCAAGATCGAGCTGCAGCTGAGGTGGAACACGTCCTTGGTGGTGGCCGGGTCCAACGGCTACCCGAACATGGCGAACGCTCCAGACTACGTGGACAAACGCAACGAGGCGGCCTGGCTCGGTTTCCCGATTGGGAGCGTCAAGATCGACGGCGTCAGTGTCATCATCGACAAGGACGAGTACGTCAGGCTGACCTACTCGCTGCTGTTTGATCCGTGGTTTCACATGGAACAGAGGCCGGATCTCCTCGAGGATCAGCAGCCCCAGCTCAACGCCACCGGCAATGCGGACCCGGTGAACTGGTACCAGCCCTACCCGGACACGTTCGACTTCACGCAGCTGTTTGGGGCCTACGAAGACAAGTGGATCCAGGACGGCTGGCAGGCGTGGGACTCGCCTGGCGTGGCGTGTGCGTCTGAACTGGCGGCAGCCACGGCCCCAACCGACACGACCAAGAAGACCTCGCCCAGGTACACCCCGGCGCCATGAGGACCTTCCGCACTGGCATCGGACGCTTGACTGGCCCCATGCTCACCGAGATGAGCAAGGCCACGGACCAGGTGCGCTTGGGCTCGAGCCAGCTGCACCGGGTCGCCAGCACCTACAACGAGGCATCCAAGCGGCGGCGATGGATCTTCGCGGAGATCACGGGGGCCACGGTCATCGGCACCAACCGGTGGGAGTACGACTGGCAGGAGATGAAGGCCGACACGTCTTCGTTCACCGTCAGGACCGGCGGCTGGACCAGCGCGAACCAGGGCAAGGCGTGGAACCTGTGCGAAGCCGTGAACGACGGCAGCGGCATCGAGGGCCCTGGCTGGAACCTCGCCACGGCCCCGGTTGGGTTCACCATCAAGCCCATCGCTGAGTGCGTCGTCCAGCTGTGGATGAGCCGCAAGGCTGACGGCGATCTTCTCTGGTTCTTCTCTCTCGCCAACGTCCTCGATGGGGAGTGCCCCGAATGATGCCGCCTGCCAAGTACGACCTGAGCTACTACCGAGGCCGCACCGACTTGGCGTCGGTGGTCTGGCAGGACAGCAACGAGACGCCAGTAGACCTGACCGGCTACACGGTCAGCTGTCACGTTCGCAACGACGCGGACACGCTGTTGGCGAGCACGGATGCTGGCGGTATCACCGCGTCGGTGACTGCTGCATCCGGGCTGATAGTCCTTACAATCGACGACAGCACGGGGCGCGGCCTGCCGGTTGGAAAGCATCGGTGGGATGTGTGGGCGGTGAGCAGCGGGGGGGTGGACTACCCTCTGCTGAGCGGCGCCTTCACGGTTGTCCAGGAGGCCCGCTATGCCTGACCGAATCATCGTTTCCGCACCTGGTCCCCAAGGCCCCGCTGGCAGCGGCGGGGGCGGGTCCATCTCGGATGGGGACAAGGGGGATATCACCGTTACTGGCGTGGGCACGGTCTGGACCGTGGACGCGGGGGCCATCAACACCACCAAGCTGGGCGGGGACATCACCACCGCTGGCAAGGCGCTCCTGGACGACGCGGACGCGGCAGCTCAGCGGACCACGCTGGGGCTGGGCACCGCCGCTACGCAGCCCTCGACCAACTTCGCTACCAGCAACCACAACCACGTGGCGGCTGACATCACCAGCCAGCCGGCCTCCAGTCTGGTGGCGCGTCCCGAAGCCACGGGCGGCGCCTGCTCTGCCGTGACGCTGGGCACTGGCCTCACGTTCAACGGCAGCACCCTTGAGACCACGAATCTGGCGGGCAGCACCACCCAGATGATTGCGGGCACCGGCCTGACTGGCGGCGGCACGCTGGCAGCGGATCGGACGTTCAACGTGGCCTACGGCACCACCGCGTCCACGGCTTGCGAGGGCAACGACGCCCGGCTCAGTGATGCCAGGACGCCCACCGCCCACACTCACGCCCCAAGCGACATCCAGCAGGCTGGAGCAGTCACTGGTGAGGTCTTGAAGTGGAACGGCAGTGCCTGGGCACCGGGCACCGACAACACCAGCGGCGGCGGGGGCGGCGCTCCGACCAGTGCTCAATACTTCACGCTGACTGCGGACGCAACGCTCAGCGATGAGCGTGTGCTGACGTTCGGCACCGGCCTGACCGCCACAGACGGCGGTGCGGGTGCTCAGTACGACGTAGAGGTTGACTACGGCACCACGGCTGCAACGGCCTGCGAGGGCAATGACAGCCGCCTGAGCGATGCACGCACACCCACGGCCCACACGCACGCCTTGAGCGACATTCAACAAGGCGGCGCCTCCACTGGTGAGGTCTTGAAGTGGAACGGTTCGTCATGGGCACCGGGCACCGACAACACAGGCGCCGGCGGCGCAACCGCTGTAGCAGAGGACGAGGTGGCTTGGCACGCCATCACAGCCCACCCGCGCTGGGAGGTAGTGCAGATCGGGTCGGGAACCGGCGTTGCTGCTGTCGATGGCACCGCGCTCCTCGGTGTGTACCGGCTAAACACCGGCACCCAGACAAGCAGCAACCGCCGCGTGAGTTACATGAGCAAGGGACACCGGCTCGATCTCGCAACCTCAAGCGAGTTTGTGGCTTCTTGTGCAATGAGCACCAACCACAGCGGCACTGACACCGGGTACGCCACCGTTGGGTTCATCGACGAAGACGCAGCTGGGGCTTCCGACGCAACCGACGGAGCCTACTTCCGCGAGATTGACGGCGGGAACTGGTTCGCAGTGACACGCAGCAACACCACGGAAACCGCAACCGACACCGGCACCGCGAGCGGTGCCACATTCGTCCGCCTGCGCGTGTTGGTGGAGGATGTAGGAGGCACACTGACTGCCAAGTTCTACGTCAACGGGACGCTGGCAGCGACCCACACCACAAACGTGCCCAGCGGCTCGGGACGCGACACAGGCCAGGGCCTCAAGCTTGTCAGGGCGTCCGCAACCTCTGGGGACGTGGCGCTCGACGTGGACTACGTCTACACCAAGATCGTCTACTCCAGCAGCATGGATATCACATGATCGTCTACCGAGTAGTGACACCCACGGGGTGGGTCGAGTTCGACGTTCTGGCGGGAGCCGAACAGTGGCGCGATGCCAACGCGCCGGGCGCCGCCATTGTCGAAGTGCAGCAAGAACCGGTGCCGGCGGAGCCGTACCGCGTAAGCAAGGACACGATGCTGTACCGCGTAGAGCAGGCTGGCAAGGTGCAAGACGCGATCACGCTGATCGACAACCTGCCGCCGGATCAGCAGTTTCTGTTCACCAACTATGCGTGGTTCTGGTCCGACAACGCTATCGCGACTGGCATGGTTCAGGCGCTGGGCCTCGACCCTGCGGACATCCTGGCTGAGGATCCTTGGTTGTGACCACCACCACCGGCGTAAGGGTCCAGCTGACGTTCGCGGACTGGACCCGTCTGATTACCCTTGTCGTCGTGGTGCTTGCGGCACTCGGCGGCTTCATGCTCAGACAGGAGCAGCTCATCCGAGACGTATCCTCGGAGGTGCGGCTGCTTCAGCTTCGCGTCACCAACCTCGAGGAGACCACTCATGGCCGTTAGCCAAGTCAGCAACATGGACATCGCAGGGCTGTGCGACCGGACCACAGTGTTCGCGCGCGAGCTCATCAGCTCTCAGTCGGCGTTCAACGGCGGCTTCTTCCTGGAAAACGACCGGGCGCGTCTGGTCACCTACCTGGACCGGCTCGAGGCGTTTGCCCAGGCCGCGAACAGCCAGCCGCTGGATCTGCCCAAGATCCACAACGTCGGGTACAGCCTCCTGAAGGCGTTCCCCACCGACGAGAACATCGAGGCCGTGGAGAACCAGGACGTCAAGGACGTGATCCGACGGTTCAAGGCCATCTGGGTGGAGATGTCAGAGAGCCAGTCTGCCGACCTCGCGAGCGGCATCAACCGGTTTGACCTGGCACGGTTCCAGTCCGTGGTGGAGAGCTGCCGCGCGCTGCTTGCCATGAGCGGGGAGAGCATCGACTTGCCTGAGAACCGTGGCAACGTGCCCGTGCCTAGCGGCACGGCCAGCCGCCCGACCGGGAGCTACTGATGGACACCCCCAAGCCCGGCTACAAGACGACCGAGTTCTGGCTGAGTCTGGCGGCGATGGCGCTGGGGGCCGTGATGGCCTCTGGCGTCGTTGCGCCTGAGACGACGTGGGAGCGTGTCATCGGCTTGGTGATCGCTGGCCTTACGTCGCTGGGGTACACCGGGGCACGGCTCAAGCTGAAGGCCAAGTATTGAGTGCCATTATCGAGGGCATCCTGCGTGCATTCATCCCACTGCTGGAGGCGTGGATCAAGCGGCCCACGACGCTGCGGGATGGTGGCGTGCATCCTGACGCTGATCGGTTTCGCAAGCGGATGCGGGGGCACGCGGGTGCTGCTACCGGAGTCCGGCGTGGTCCGAGCAGGCCCAGACGTGTGGGGGCGCGTCTACCAGTGGACGGGCACGGAGTGGGAGCTGAGCCAGAACAAGGTCCAAGTGCCTGAAGGATGGTGGATTGGAGCGGTGGAGTGAGCGCCCATCGCTGCTGCGACTGCGGAGACGACGGCGCCTGCAACTGCTTGGGCGACTGCAACGACTTCGACAAGGAGGGCGCCCAGCAGCTCGCAGGCTGCTGGGATTGCTGTTGGGCACCCGGTGACGCCATCCGGCTCAAGGCCAACTGGGGCGGCACCACCATCACCCGCCGGGAGACGCTGTACCCAGGTGGTCTCCCAAGCAGCGGCCCGCAGTGTGCGGATGTCACCTACTCAGGCGGCGACCTCGAGGTGGAGTACCTGGCCGTAGGCTGCAGCCGGGTCTGCCCGGACGTGTTCACCTCGAGGGTCAAGGTGATCTTCGCCCTCAACACCAGCTTCGGCGGGGTGGAGTACGAGAAGGGGGACGGCTGGGTCAAGCGGAGCGGCAACTGGCGGTACGAGCTGCGGCAGTACCTTGCCCTGGTCTGCCAGACCGTCACCGGGGGCGTAGGCAACGGGGACTTCAAGTGGTACTGGTACAACGACTGCAGCACTCCGCCCGAGCTGCTGCGGCCCTGCGTGCAGCTGTGTCAGACGAGCTGCACCGACGTGACCTACACGCCCTGCAACGGGGCCACGCCCACCAGCCTCTGCAGCGGCGGGGCTGGCATCCAGCCGCCCTCTCCCGACTGGTACAACTGCGAGCACTGCGTGGATGCCATCGTCAGCTGCGGAGGGATGAAGGCGTACTGCTGCCACCGTTGGGTGGACTCGGAGTGTGCCTTCAACGGCAACGAGTACGGGGAGTTCTACAACGCCCAGACGGACCAGTTCGAGTGCGGCTACGGCTGCGGGGCAGACGCCACCCCTGGCCGGTTCCACCCCATCACCACCTGCGAGACCGCAGTGGTGCAGACCCTCGAGCTGGTCCCGCCGGCTGGAGCGGTCAGAAACTGCCGGTGGCATGAGTGGACCGTGGACGCCGTGGACTACCACTGCTGCAAAGACAAGGACGAGACGGGAGGCTCGGACTTCACCGTGCCTGGCGTGCTGACTTCTGACTGCCCAATCGACCAGACCTACCCAGACGACTGGACCGGCTCGGAGTGCGACTGCACCGTAAACCCGATCACGCCTGCCAACTGTTCCCCGGTGCCGTGCAACGCCATCACCAACCTCGTCTCAGACGGCGTGAAGCAGGTGTGCGTATGAGCTGCGGCAAGTACCAGCTGACCAGGCGAGATGGCACGCCCGTGGGCGTCAGCGTGATGCATGACGACTTCGCCCAGGGCTTCAGCACCGTGGAGCGGCTGAGCGATCACCCGTGCCCGGAGGACCCTGCCACGCCTGGCCCGCTTGCCAAGGCGGTCAGCTGGATCAGGGCCGAGGCGTCACGGGTTCTCGAGGGTGATGTTCCCGAGGACCAGTACCAAGCACGCCTCGAGGCGTGCCGGGCATGCCCCAAGCTGAAGCCGAGCTCGCCCCTGGGGTACTGCACCGCGTGCGGGTGTGGGACCAGGCGGCGAGCAGAGCTCACCATCAAAGCGAAGATGCCGCGAGCGACTTGCCCACTCGGAAACTGGTGACACTTTGGGTGCATGGCACCAGACAGATTTCGGAGGTGGTGGGGCTTGTACCTCATCAACAACCAGTGGCAGATCCATCCGTGGAACGAGCCACCTAACTGCAGTTTCCGCATGCAGTACCGTGTCGGTGACTACCGGCGGGCCCAGCGCATCCGCAAAGAGTGGAACCGAGGGCGCCAAGAAAAACTGGACGATGGGTTGCACGATGGCCGACACGGGGGTAAACCACCCCCGTCAACCCGTGCTCAACGTCCCATAATCCCCGTTATCGGACATGAGCACGCAACCCCTTCGGAGCGTGCAAATG